TCAATTTCACAAGCCGCTAAGTATTCATTGTTTGAATTTAATGATGAATCGACAAGGTCACAGTTTGTTGGATTGGTAACACCATTCCTCAGAGATGTTCAAGGTCGCCGTGGCATCTATGACTTCCGTGTTGTTTGTGATACCACAAATAATACTCCACAAGTCATTGATTCTAACCAGTTTGTTGGTGATATTTACATCAAACCTGCTCGCTCAATCAACTTCATTCAGTTGAATTTTGTAGCAGTAAGAACTGGTGTTGACTTCACAACAATCGTTGGACAATCCTAATAAATATACAACGATATAGGAGAAAACAATGGCATTCAACGTAGCAGAATTTAGAGCGAATATGATTGGTGACGGTGCACGTCCCAATCTATTTCAAGTAACTTTAAACTTTCCAACAATTGCAGAAAACGGTGTAACGGCCGGTCAAAAAGCCACATTCATGGCGAAATCAGCACAACTACCGGGTTCAACAATTGGTACTGTTCCTCTTTATTATTTTGGACGTGAATTGAAGTTTGCAGGTAACAGAACATTTACTGACTGGACATTACAAATTATTAATGATGAAGATTTCACAATCCGTAGGTCAATTGAATCTTGGATGAATGGAATCAACAGTCATGCTAGTAATATTCGTACAGCTGGCGCTAGTGCTCCAACAGGTTATACTGTTGATGCTCAAGTAACACAGTATGGAAAAACTGGCGACAAGTTAAAAGTGTATGATTTTATTGGACTCTATCCATTAGATTTGGCACCAATTGATTTAGATTGGGGTTCAAATGACACTATTGAAGAATATGCAGTAACATTTGCTTATCAATGGTGGCAAACAGATACAACAACTTAATTTATTTTATTTTACAGAGAGGGCTTTGGTCCTCTCTATTATGCTTTTTTGAATTGGATTAAAAAAATATGGCCGCTAATAAATTTTCTCTATTTGGCTTCACGATTGCTAGGAACAAGCAGGAAGATTCTGCTGAAGTCCAGCAATCTTTTACGCCTCCTGCTAATGATGACGGCGCATTAACTATTACGTCAGCTGCTTACTATGGTACATATGTTGACCTAGATGGAACGGCAAAGAATGACGTAGAATTAATCTCTCGATATCGTGAAATGTCAATGCAACCAGAAATTGAGTCTGCTATTGATGATATCGTAGGCGAAGCTATTTGCCAAGACGATGACGGTAAAATTATTCAAATTGTTTTAGATAATTTGAAACAGCCAGAAAAAATTAAGAATGCCATCAAGGCTGAGTTTGAAACAGTAATGCGTTTACTCAACTACAAGAATATGGCACAAGATATTTTCCGTAGGTACTATGTAGATGGTAGATTGTACTACCACGTTATTGTAGACCAAACTAAACCTATGGAAGGTATTAAAGAACTCCGTTATGTAGACCCAAGAAAACTACGCAAGATTCGGGAAATGAAAAAGACCAAAGATGAGCGTACTGGTGTAGAGATAATGAAAGTAATCAATGAATACTATTTGTTCAATGATAAAGTCACTACTGGTTCTTCTTCTAATTTCGGTCCCGTTGGTGTTCGAATTACTACCGATTCCATTATTGCTGTTGTTTCCGGTCTTATGGATTCTAGACGTGCTGTAGTACTCTCGTATATACACAAGGCAATTAAACCACTTAATCAATTGAGAATGATTGAAGATGCTACAGTTATCTATCGTATATCTAGAGCACCTGAAAGACGTATATTCTATATTGACGTTGGTAACCTACCAAAGTTGAAAGCAGAACAATATCTCCGTGATATTATGGTCAAGTATAAGAACAAGTTGGTATATGATGCCAATACAGGTGAAGTAAGAGATGACCGTAAGTTCTTATCTATGATGGAAGACTTCTGGTTACCACGTAGAGAAGGTGGTAAAGGCACAGAGATTACTACACTTCCAGGTGGACAAAACTTGGGTGAGTTGGAAGATGTTAAATACTTTGAAAAGAAATTATACAAGGCACTTAATGTTCCTGTTTCTCGTTTGAATCCTGAAACATCTGGATTCTCTCTTGGTAGAACAAATGAGATTACCCGTGACGAATTAAAATTTGCTAAGTTTGTTGACCGTTTACGTAATCGTTTTACAGACCTTTTTGAACAAGCACTTAGAGTTCAATGTGTATTAAAAGGTATTTGTACCAACGAAGAATATGACGATTTTAAAAACTTCATTCACTACGACTTCATTAAAGATAATAACTTTAGTGAACTCAAAGATGCCGAACTGATGACGAACCGTTTACAGTTATTGGCATCCGTTGACCCATACACAGGTCGGTACTTCTCACAATCTTGGATTCAAAGAAATGTTCTACGTTTGAACGATGACGAAATCAGCGTAATGCAGAAAGAGATTGACAAAGAGAAAGAAGAAGGACTTGGATTGCCAGTTGGTGTTACTAATGATATAGCACAACAACAAATGTTATCACAAGTGCCTGCACAACCTATGAATCCTGTTGACCAGGATCACCAAGTTAATATGGCAAAACAACAACAAAAGCAAACTAAAGAAGAAACTAGTGGTGCCACTTTGTTGAAACTGAAACAAATATTATAAATATCTTGATTGGAGAATAAAATGACAGATTATAATAGACAAATTATCGATTACGCACAAGAAGATAATGGCGTTGAATTTCGCAATGCCTTATATGCAAGCATACACGATAAATTAACGGCACATATTGATGCTAAGAAACAAGAAATTGCTCAAAACTTAATCTCTCCTGAAGTAGAAGATGAGAGTGAGCAAGAAGAACAGCAAGATACAGAAGCTGAAAACACTTAATAAATAGGACTTAAAAATGGCAATCGCAAATAGCATACAAACCTTAGTCGATACTAATTCTAGAACCGTTATTAAACGTATTGGCATTCTAGACTCAGACGAAAATGAAACGGTCATTATTGAGCCATTGAAGTTGTTTGGTGCATTGAATGCCAACGGCCAATATTATCAAACAGGTAATACTACACCTGCAGGAATGGCCAATTCAGCGTTTACTATTTCTAGAATTCTTGCTTCTGTAGATGCTGAAGTTGGTCATCTACAATTAAAGTGGCAAGGCACAACAACATCACAAACTATTGTTGCAGCTGGTGTAGGTGTTTTTGATACTAATCCACAATACCAGTTTCCATCAATTGGAAACAACGCAATTGGTCCTACAGGTAATGTAACAATTAAAACTGTTGGTACAACAACTAATGCTGCGTATACAATTATTATTGAATTACATAAGAATAATACTTATTACGACAAAGGTCAGTTGACTGATCCAGCAGCATTTAACTATGGAGCTTACGCTCTAAAGCCGTAATGAAAGATTTTGTTTCTAAACTTCTGGCCAATAAGCTGGTAGAAGCCAGAGAAATATTGGAAGAAAAATTAGACGAGTTAATCGAAGAAAGATTAACTGAGGAAAAGGTTAAGATAGCTTTGGAGATGTTTGACCTTGAAGAAGGTAACATCCAAAAGATGGGAAGAACCAAATTGGTTCGTGTCAGAATTAGAAAAGGTAAAGTACAAAGGCGTTCAAAAGTATCCGGTGTTCCAGGCTATACAATACGTGGCGGAAAAATGATTCGTATGTCAGCTACCGAACGTAGGAATCGTAAGATGGCCGCTAGAAAGAGTAAGTTTAAGAGGCGTGCTAAACTAGGACAAGCACTAAGAAAAAGAAAAATGTCCTTGCGTAGAAGAAGTTCAATGGGATTATAAATGAAACTCATTAAAGAAATTACAGAAACGGTAAATTATATTACCGAAGATTCAGACGGTAAGAAAGTTCTTCATATTGAAGGACCATTTCTCGTTGCCGAAAGAAAAAATAAGAACGGCCGGTTGTATGAGTTTAATACACTCAGAAAAGAAGTAGACCGTTATACTGAAAATTATATCAACAAGCACCGTGCATTCGGTGAGTTGGGCCATCCAGATACTCCTTCCATTAATTTGGACCGTGTATCACACATGATTGTGTCTTTAAGAGAAGATGGTAATCAATGGATCGGCAAAGCAAAGATTTTAGATACACCAATGGGAGCGATTGCCAGAAACCTTATTGAAGGCGGTGCTCAACTAGGTGTATCATCAAGAGGCATGGGCTCATTAAAGAACGTTAACGGTGTTAACGTTGTTCAGCCCGATTTCTATCTGGCCACAGCGGCGGATATAGTAGCAGACCCTTCTGCACCTGGTGCTTTTGTACAAGGTATTATGGAAGGCAAAGAATGGATGTTAGTAGATGGTGTATGGACTGAACAAGATTACTCTGAAGCAAGGCAACAAGTTCGCCAAGTTTCACGCAAGGATATCGAAAAAGTAAGCCTA